ACCCACTATCTGTGTTAAAAGTATCAAAGTACGGACTACGAGATAGGTTGGTATCTAAAGCCATTATTTCCTCTAAAATTTAATAATTAATTTAAGCTGTTCATTAGACGAAGGATCTTTGTCGAATTTACTTATATTATCATGATAAAGCACCTTACCGCTATATTTAACCAAATCTGGATACACAATAGAATCAGGTAAAGAAGTATTACCGTATGTACCAGAAGTAACCCCCCACAAAACGTTGTTTCCTATTCTAAATTTACCAAGATAAGGGGTGGTATCGTTATTGTTTATATGGTCTACGTCTGCTAATACTAATACAGGATATACATTATTTATCACAGTTGATTTAGTTCCTGTTGAATTTTCTATAGTATCAGAAGGATTAAATGCTTTATTTGTAAAATCATCAAATCCTTCAATAGTAACAGATGTAAGTTTTATCATTTTATTTGCTGTATTCACCGAAGTAATCAAAGCAGTAGCATTTGTATCAAGGTTAATTATCTTTTCACCAGCAATAAAGTTTACTTCTGTTAGATATTCAATATCCAATTCATCATTTGTACTGATAATTTGACCAGTTGCATATGTATCAGATTGATATACATATTCATACTTTTGATATGGGTCAGAATTACCAGAAAGAGTTATTCTGGCAGTTTGATTAAACTTTTTACCAAATGAAAGAGAAGAATCTTTTTCGCCATTTGCTGTTAAAATTTTAGTAATTTGAGCATGAGATTCTGTTCTTGGTTCGTAAATAAAATCACCGACCGAGAAAGAACCAAGTACGTCTGTAAGTCTAATCTTAGTATTCTTTGCGTTTAAATTTGTAACATTCAATTTAAGCTGATGAACTTGTGGTGTAATAAAAATAGAATGTTCTTCTGCAGGGTTAGTTACTCTTGTATCTACTATATTAACATTTGCTCCACCGATTGTTTTAGAAAGAGCAAAACCAGAAAGAGTATAGATGTAATGTACTTCGCCTTCTGTTTCAATAACTTCATCTATATTGACGTTTGCACCACCCTTTGTTTCTGAAAGAGCAAAAGATGTTGAATCGACGTAAGAAACATAATAATAAGTGTCTGATGTAAGACCACCAATAGGTGTTTGAAGAGGAGCTACACTATAATAAATTTTATCATTTAAATCTAATTTATCATCAGCGTTACTTAACATTATTGTATTTGCTGCGGAGTCAACAAACTCAGTATTTGCAACTACTGGGTATCTATTTGAATTATTAGCATGAGAAACATAATAATATGTTGATCCTGTTAGACCATCTATTGCTGTATTATTGGTCGGAACTGTATAATAAACAATATCACCAATATCAAATTTAGCTGAAATGTTATCCAAATAAATTAAATCTTTTGAAGAATCGAATCCATCTGTATTTGCATAAATTGTAAATGTGCTTGGTGTTGTAATTTTTGATTCTGTAATTGGTATAATTGCGCCTTCTAACGTAGCAGAGAGAGCAATTGAAGACGAATTAACAAACGCTACATAATAATCAAAATTATTTACTAGACCATCAATAGCAGTGCCGCCAGCAGGAACAATGTAATTTACAATATCATTAACTTTATATATTGTATTCGCTAACTCCATCTTAATAGTATCAAAATTATTATCAAGATTAATTTTATTGTTATTAACATATCTTAGATAATGATCTTCTTGTTCTGGTGATTCAGATGGATAAATGTTTATAAGCGCCCCACCCTGTTCTTCTGAAAGATCAAATCCAGAAGAGTTAGCAGTACGAATATAATAGAAACTATTATTACTTAACCCACTAATAGCGCCAAAACTATCTACTGGTGTATAGTAAAGAACTTTATCGCCTACGCTAAAATAAATATTAGCATTTTGAATTTCAATACGAGCAGTTTCTGGATCTATAGAAGAAGCATCAAAAGTTCTAGCGGTATCAATACCAATAGGATTTTGAGAAGAATATGTATTTGCAACTATATTTCTATAGATTACAACTTCTCCGGTGTCCATGAATACCTGATTAATTTTTCCAGTTCCTCCTGGAATTTCTTCAGATACATTTTCTAAATCGGAAGCTAATGTAAAATATTTGATTTGAGTATTTGTAGCTTGTGCATTTGCACCTGAAAGCCAACCATAAATTGTAGCTTCTTGATTTTCTGAATCATCTGGATCTGCTACAAATGTTCCTCTAACGCTCTTCAATTCAATAGTTGTAGTATTTGAGGAAACAATAATACCTGCGGAATTGGTTCCGGGCTGGACTAAAATTTCGTTATCGGCAAAATAAATTGAATTCCAGTCATCGTACTTTAATGTAACTCTATCAAAATTATCAACTTCGAAAATAGCGTCATTTATAAATGGGTTTTTAATAATACCTATTTTTCTATAAGAACCATATGTTGGGAAAAAGAACGATTCGTTAATTGTTGTATCGAATTTCTTTGAAACACCAGAATAAAATGCTCCTAGTTCAGAATACGCATCAAAACCATGTCCTCTAATTGGGGAAACAGAAGCTTCAAAAGACGCACCATGACCATATAGAGTATTGCTAGAAACTGAAACATTTGCTCTTGTATAATTTTGACCATGATTAATTAATTCAACGGCAGTGATTTTTCTTGTTGGGTTTCTATCGCTAAGATCAATAGTGCAAAAAGCGAGAGCGCCATTACCATCACCATCAATATTAACCCTTGGGCCAATTACATATTCAGTTGCATCATTTGGAGAAGAGTATTTTGAAATAATTTTTCCGTTTGCTGTTGGTACACCATCAGCAGTTGTAACAAAAATAGTACCACCAGCCGAGAACCCACCATATTGTGTTTGTACGGTTATATTTGGATTCGTATCAAGGGAAACAATTCTAGCTTTAATCTTAGAAGTTGTTCCATAAAGAAAAGATGGGCGAGAATTTTCATTAACTGGGATAAAATTACTTCCTAGTACATCAGAAAGAATTACAGTAAAATTATTTGTGAAAGAAACTGTACCATTTGTAAATAGATTGTTGTTAGCATTATCAACAACAGATAAACTTTCTCCAACTAGGAAACTCTGGTCAACAGGATGAATATCGGCGAATGTTACGACTGCCGAGTTTAAGTTTACATAAGTTATTGATCCGAGCGAACTACTTCTATTATAAGAATCAATAGAAATAGCTGTTGGGATAGAATAAATTTTCTTATTGTCGATACCTTGTTCGAAAGGAGCGTTAACAAACATATATGGAAAAACGGTAAATGTGTGATCATTTTGAGTAAACTGTACTGTGTGAACTTCACCCGCCCCTGTTCTATCTTCTGTTAAATTTATATTTGCGCCATTATAACTTGAAGAAAGAGCAAATGAAGAAGAATTAACAAAAGAAATATAATATGTACTACCATTAACGAGTTGCCCAGATGGGGTTGTTTTTATAGCAGTTCCTCCATCTGTTGAGTAAATAACCTTATAGTTTTTCTCATAAAAAGTATTAGCATTTGTTAATTGTATAACATTATTTGTAACGTCAACGCCAGTCGTATTCGCTGTAATATTTTTAACAGTATGAACGTCTCCATTTAATCTTCTATCTTCTAAAGATATATTAGCAGATAATCCTGCTTCTAAACTATCAGTTTCAGCAAGCGCAAAAGCTGTTGTATTAGCATACGAAACATAATAATAAGAATTACCTACCAAACTTCCTAATGGTATACTATTTGTTGGTACAGTATAATAAACTTTATCATGAACGCTGAACATTGTATTTGCTCGAGCCATCAAGAAAACATTTGCGTCTGCATTTGCACCAATCGTATTAGCAAAAACGTTTCTATTTACGACTGTATACTTGAGAGTGTGCGCCTCACCAGGAGTTTCTCTATCTTCTGTTAAGTTTATATTTGCGCCATTATATGTTGTTGAGATGGCGATATGAGTAGAATCAACATATGAAACATAGAAAGATGCATTATTAGCTAGTCTTGTTCTAACGACGCCATTAGGGTCTGTATATGAAGCCTTTATTGCGGTGTTATTAGTAGGAACTATGTACTTTACATAATCGTTCAAACGAAAATATGTATTAGCGTTTGAAATTTTAATTTTATTGTTTATAACATCAACACCAAAAGTGTTTGCAGTAGCGGCTCTTAGAAAATAATTAGGATCGGCAATTCTTGTAATTCTGCGAATATTTTTATAGTCTTCATTACCTACTTGAATAAAAGAACCAACACTAAAATCGTCTTGGAATTTAGTTACGAATCCAGTAAATTCTTGTGAAAAATCAGTAGTTTTTGACCAACCACTATTGGCTATTATTTCATATGTAAGTCTGCCTGTATACTCAATGGCTTTATTAGAATCATCAATAACGTCTACCAATCCGTTTTTTTGAACTGGAGAAGAAACAGTATCAATTAGTGGGTAATCAACATTAAAATCAATTTCTGCATTAGTTTCTAGTCTCAATACAGATGTATTTGATGTGACGATTGTACCAGATGCACCCGTATCTGATTGTATTAGTGTATCGCCAACATTATAAAAACCAACATCGTAAATGTATTTGATATTGTATATGTATTGTGTTACAAGATCGCCAATGGTAAAAACGCCGTTTAGATCTTTAAGCTTTAAATTTTCATAATAATTGAATGGGGGGCTAACAGAAACTGTTTTGTATATACCGCTTGATGAAGTAATTTCTCTAACTTGACCGCCACCAAAACCAGCCTTCAAATAAATTGAAGAATCTTTATAATGATCATCATGTGGAGAAGCACTATATGCCAACTGGACTACTTGAGAGCTAATGAAATTATTAAGAAACCCAGTTTCGAAAACTTGATAATTTTCACCGCCATTTATAAGTGTTATAGAATCAATTGTACCATTTACAGAGTTTGTAATAACATCGTTATTTGGCGTTACTGGTATATAATCTTTTGTTTGAAATTTATTGTACTGACTTGGATCGCAAGTATACATATATTTCCAAACATAATTATCATATGTTCTGAATGTACCGCTTGTTTGGGTAATAGTTGGTTTCACAACTGATGGTACACCGAATGGGTAGTTTGGAGTACGACCGTTATCAATACATTTATATACTTCGTTTGTGTCGGTAACAACGTAAAAATTCTTACTGTAAATATCAGGGTCGTTATTATTGTAGCGAGCGTAAATCGTATTATTCGCCCAGTTATATCTTTTTACCATTGATGTTACGTCAGAAGACTCTATCAATTTACCATATACTAAATCTTTATATGTGCTTTGCTCAACTTGTGCAAGCGAGTTATTTGCAACAGGTACTTGAGTTTCGTCAACGTTTCCGTCCCCGTCTCTCCATGGCTCCGCCTTACCAACAAAAAAATAGTAAGAATTCTCGCTATCCTTGATTGAATTAATAAAGTTATTAACCTGATCAAGCTTTTGATTTATTGTTAAAACTGCCATTTATTTGCTCTTATCCCCGATACTTTTTTGTATTTATATGAAAATTAGAAAACACCGCCCGTAAGTTCGACACGTTTCCAAGTATTTGTAGCAGTGCAAATATAGATATAATTTGCGTCCCAAGATATATTTCCAGCCACTCCAGTCGATGTGGACGTTTTTGTTTGCTGAGGAGAGCGCAATAAACCTTTATTATCAATAGTAAAAACAGTTTGTGAATTATTACTAAACTCGGCAACAATTCCAGTATTTGAAAAAACTTTTAATCCTACTCCAGTATTTGAATAAAACTCGCCGCCGCTGCTGCTATTTGAAACACCTCTAATAGCAGTAGATGTATTAGAAACCCCTAAAATTGCGTTCGCACTATGGTTATTAACATGAAGTTTAGCCTGGGGAGTTGATATACCGATACCTAAGTTACCGTTGGCAACGTGATATGCGGCTGTACCGATAGTAAAGGTGTTAGCGCGAGAACCAGTAGAATACGTAGAGTCATCAACTGAAATACCCCAAGCCCCAGAAGCACCAGCACCTGTTAAAGTTGGCGCATAAGTATTAAAATTATTTACTGTAATTGCCTTATAACCTTTAATATTTAAATCTGCAGCTGGTAAAACATACGAACCGTCTTGAAAACCAATATATTTCGTTCCACCATCAAAATATAATTTACCAGAAGTGTTCATATCACCATTAACATCTAATGGGAAAGTTGGTGAATTTTTACCAATACCAACATAACCATCTTTGTTAACAATAAATGAAGTTACATCTGGGTTTTCACTATCCTCAACAACAAGAGAGTTTCCTGTTCCAGTTTGTGTAATTCTAACCGCATCGTATGATAGATCAGAAACAACATTTAATCTAGCAGAAGGCGTGGGTGTACCAATACCTACATTTTTCCCTAATGGAACAATAGCGTCATAAAATTCAGTAAAATTAGAATTTATTTTATCCATAGAGGTACGGAGAGGATCACCTGTACCATCATCTGGTTCAATTCCAATATTAATTGTTTGTTTAGACATTTTTAAATTTCCCCGTTAATTAAAGCTTTTTTATCTGTGTCTGAAGTTATTGTTGTTCTACTTGAAATAACCTTCGAATTGTCTACTGTTAAGTATTTGTAGACTGGGGGTTGTATTTCGGTTGTAACAAAAACTTCCTTATTTAAGCTACTGAAAATAACTTCTGCATTTTCTTGTTCTAATTCGTTCTTATTTACAAATCTTCCGAATAACTTCATTCCAGAAGGGTGTACTAAATCTTTTACATATTTTTCATACGTATTTAACATTCTAGAAGCAATGATCTCGTATGAAAATTTCTGGTAATAGTAACTATCCTCAAGATAAATCTGATCGCTCAAAAATCCTTTATTGTCTTTCCAGTAGCCTTTACTCTTACCGCCAAGATCAACTACTGTTGTCCCGATAATACCATATGGATTATTTTCGTTTGTAAGAGCTACTTGTTGGTCTCTTTCGTAACCATAGCCACTATCAACGATTTCAATAGCAGTAACAATACCGCCAGCGTAACCAGCCTTGGCTGAAACGTTCGCATTGAAACCTTTATACCCTCCATTTTTACCAACTTCTCTTAGTTCGTAAATTAATGGTTCGATAATTATAACTTTAGGATCTTCTCCATAACCTTCACCTGTATTAATATTTTTGAGTCTGGCGATATCGCCTACTTCCTTATCAACATAAGTTAATGCATTTTCAATAGTTGTATCAAGGTTTTCTCTATCGTTATACGGAGCTACTGTAACTTTGGGGAAATCATAATGAGTCAATCTATTAGTCTTTTCAATTATTCCCTGTGCTTTATCAAAGTAAATTTCATATTTGGTTCCAGGATGATAAGGGTCTGACCCATCATAAGGTAAAACTGCATAATCTGCAATATGTTCTGGGTCGTATTCAATACCACAACCAATAAGAGGTGTTTTTCTAAAGCTTTGGTAAATGTTACCTGTTCCAGTTAAATTCAAATAATTTGAAGAACTTGCTGAAGCTAATGCAGGAGACATAGCAAGTTTAAAATAATTATCATCAACACGAATAACACCGTATGGCGGATCAATCAATGGAAAAAGCGCATCGCCCTTTTCGTCTTCTAGTTCGTGTTCTGTACCATCATTGTAAGTAATCTTTCCTGTAACTATTTGATCGACTTCACTTTTACTTACATAATGAATAGTATCGCCTGTTATGTACCCATGATTTGGCATATGTATTGTATTGTCGGTAATGTTTACATTAGCAGGGTTTAAAAATACAGATGGTGTTTCGGATAAATGAATTTGATGTTGTAAAAGAACTTCTTCGAAAGTATCTACGAATTTAGTATAATAAATTTTATTTGTGTCAGTGTCAGGGTCGATTTCTAATAAGCCATATGGTAAAGACGGAATTGGATATTCTTGATTATCATATACTCTAAAATAAACTGGGGTATTGATCGGTGGAACAGAAAAAGCTGGCAAATAAACTATTGTAGGAGTTCCAATTGCTATTCCTAATCCGTCATTAGGCGATTCAGGATTATATTGTACGAATCTATGACCAATTGATTTTAAGGTTTCGCCAACAATAGGATACCCAATAACAGTTGGTGAAACTTCTATTTCTTGAATTTCAATTATATTTCCGATGACCGATGTACATTCACCGCCAGATAAACTGATAACTTTATCATCAAGAATAGCATCAATATGATAAGATGAACCTGCTGAAAATTCGTTTCCGGAACTAGTTAAAGAAGTTCCAGGAAAAAGATAGCGTGATAAATTTTCTTGTCTGAAAGTTTGTAAATCATTACCAGAATCAATTAGGGTGAAAGTAACCCCATAGATAGCATTATCTTTTGATATAGCAAGTTTAATATTACTAATATCCACTACATTAGCATAATACACACCATCTAATAGATATCCATATTCATCAGTTCTATAATTTACTTCATCGATTTGTATTGGAGTTCCACCATTAGCTTTATAATATATTGGGTCGCCAGAAAGATAACCATGGTTTAATATATAAATTTCACTTGTGCCAGGATCAATATCAACATCAAGTTCGGCGACTGTTACTGGGACTGGTCCCGACAATAAAGGATGATTAATTCCGTTGTCTAAAATTAAAGGGTCTGTCGACGTAACTTCTATATATGTGCCATCAGTGTTTATTACTGTTAAATTATTAATTGATAAACTTGTATTAAACATTAATTCAGTATTAGTCATTAATGTTTCTACTGTTGTTATTCCTGCATCAAGTTGCTTGACGCCTACAACATTTTCCATAACTAATATGTCGCCAGAACTAAAAGTTCCAACTACATCAGAAACATAAATCTCGAACCCGCCGCCTACTTGAGCATCGCTTTCCATTTTTTCGTTAGCATAATCATCAATATGGTCTGTATTGAGTCTGAAAATTTCTTTATTTACAATACTACCAACTTTAAACGTAGCTCCAGTACCGCCTGGATTTTGATAAGAATAGCCAGAATTAGTAATGTAATATAAAACAGGATTATCAATAACAGGAACTTGCGAATCTGCTGTTGTGTTTAAATCAAGATCATAATCAGTAAATAGTTCAAAAGCATAAGAGTTTACAATTTTTACATGGTATCCATAATTTTCGATATTAAGATTTTCAACACCTTGTATATAATCCAATCTTACGGTGTCTCTGTTTTCTAAATTATGCCCTTTTTCAGAAACAATTATATTAGAACTATTTTTTACAAAAACAGGTTTTACAGTAATAGCATATCTAACATCATCAGAAGAGACAATTACCGTCGAAGCTTGAGAAATAGAAGCAATTATTTTATGATCTGTTGTTAGGTAATCTATTGGGAGCGTTACAACTTCTGGGATCACGCCAACTGCAGGAACAACTACTTTATGAACAGAAGAATTAGAAATAACAACGTTGCCAGTTATGTAATCAAAATCTCTAATAACTCCAGTACCTGTTATGATACCAGAACTAGCATTGGCGCTAGACCAAGAAGGTTTCTCGGTAAGAACAAAAGAATTATCATTGTCAACAGAACTAACAGTTCTAACTATCACATTAGAATTTAAATTTGTATTCTTAAAAATTTGATCTTCGTTACCAGGATTAGTCAGATTTAAAGCTGTACCAATTGTAGCATCATCTTTTGTCAATGCAAGTTTTATGTTATCAGGATCAATAACTATAGCATAATATGGCTCATTATCAACTAAATCGTTTGTTCCAGATGTTGACAAATATTCTATTGACGGACTACCGATACCCAAATAGTATATTTTGTCCTCATTTGAATAATTATGATTTTCAATATTAATTTGATTGGTAGTAATGTTTACCAAGCTATTTGAAACAGATACCTGATTATTACTTTCAAAATAAACTAAATCTCCTGCTGTTACGGTAATACTAAAAGTACTATTACCAGTAACTGTATTACTTGCAAGGTCAAGAACTGCGCCAGATATTTTATTATTAGCAATCAAATTATTCGAAAAATAAATTGGTTCATAAAGACTAAAAGTACCCTCAGTTTTTTCAAGATCTACATGAACAAAACTATTGAGAGTTATAGAATCTATTTCTCTTGTTTCGCCAACAACGTTTACGACAGCATCGAGAGAAAACCCAGAACCACCATCTAATAGTGTAAACTGAACTTGACCATTTCTATCAGTTGTAGAAACGACTCTTGCAACACCACCAGCACCACTATTATTAACGTTTACTAAATCGCCAACATTATAATTAATACCACCATCAGTAATACCAATAGAAGAAAGAGACCCAATAATAATTGGTCCATTTTCAATAGTAATTTCTGGAACAGCTTCG